CCTTAATCACCTTGTAGATACTAATGGTGATGCTAAGAAAGCTGCTGAACTTGCAGGTTATACTTCTCACTACCATCACGTTGTCAAGACTTTAAAGTCTGAGATACTAGAACTTACTCAAGAGATACTAGCTAACTCAGCACCTAAAGCTGCATTTAAGGTGGTAGAGATAATGGATTCTAAAAGACCTATAGTACAGGCTAATAACAAACTAGCTGCCGCACAGACTTTACTAGATAGAGTAGGTGTAAGCAAAGTAGATAAGATAGATGTCAATCATAATATGAATAGTGGTGGTATCTTTCTTATGCCTGATAAAGCCCCTTTAGACTTAGAAGAAACTGAAGATGGTGACTATGAAGTTGTGGATAACTGAGTTTGTTAATGATGAAGGTGTAGGGATTGGTCCTTATATCAAAGCTAATACAGTAGCTGAAGCAAATAGAATAGCTATACAATATGGGTTACTAGTACTTGGAGAAATTCATGAGCTAGAACACGAAGTAAAATTAGAAGAAAGAAAGGTACACTAATGGCTAAGAAAAAAGATAGTAGATTAGAAAGAGCAGGAGTCTCAGGTTATAACAAACCTAAAAGAACTCCGGGTCATAAAACTAAGTCACACATTGTTGTAGCTAAAGTTGGTGATAAGATTAAAACTATACGTTTTGGTCAGAAAGGTGCTAAGACTGCTGGTAAACCTAAAGCAGGAGAATCAGCACGTATGAAAGCAAAACGTAAAAGCTTTAAAGCTCGTCATGCTAAAAACATAGCAAGAGGAAAGTTGTCAGCAGCTTATTGGGCTGATAAAGTTAAATGGTAGTCAAAGGAGACTAATGGTAAAAAAGTATTGGAAAAAGTTTCATAAGTTTATGAAGCGTACAAGACTACAAAATGTAGTTAAAAAATTTATAAAGAACTAATAAAGGAGTAAACATGGATACAATAATTGGAATAGTAATATCTTTAATAATAGTAGGTGTTATTATAAATAAAAAGAAACCTGAATGGATTAAAAGAATTAAGGGTTGGTTAGGAAAGTAACATGCCACAAATAGGCTCAGACGATAATAAGAATTCAGTACCCTTACGCAGAAGTATTTACAAGACCAGTGATGGAGGTAAAGGCTCTAAACCTAGAGTCGATATCCACTCTAAACAATACAGAGATAACTGGGATGCAATTTTTGGAGGAAAGAAAAATGCCAAGAAAAAAAACGACAACTAAGAAAAAGAAGTCTACAGTAAATAAGGCTGGTAATTATACCAAGCCAACTATGCGTAAGAGGCTTTTTGAGTCGATTAAAGCCGGTAGCAAAGGCGGTAAACCCGGTCAATGGTCAGCTCGAAAAGCCCAGCTCCTTGCAAAGCAATATAAAGCTAAAGGCGGAGGCTATAAGTAATGTCTTTAAAAGAGTCTCAAAGAAGTCTTAGAAAATGGACAAAACAAAAATGGACAACAGCTAGTGGTAAAAAATCTAGTGAAACAGGTGAAGTATATGCACCTAAAAAGACTATTGAAAAATTAAAGTCTACTCCTTCAGGTAGAAAGAAACTTGCAGCAGCCAATAAAAAGAAAAGAGCAGCTACAAGAAAAGGTAAGCAACATGCAAAGCATGGACTACATAAAGGTAAAAAAAGATAATGAAAGAAGGCTATATAACAAGAACTTCTTCAACTATACCTTTTGGATATGAATTAGATGATGAGTCTAATACATTTCTTAAACCTATTGAAGAAGAACTAAAAGTATTAAAAGAAGTTACAGAAGCAGTATTTCATGGTGAAATTAGTCTAGGTATTGGAGTAGACTGGTTAGAGGCAGAAACAGGAAGGAAGATGTCTAGACCCGGATTGAAAAAACACGTAGACAAAACATATGGAAGAAGATAAAAATAATTCAGAAAAATACTTGACAAATCCTGATGGGAGCTATATACTAAAGAAAGATGGTACACCGAGGAAAAAACCGGGTAGACCAAAGAATTCAGAACTTTCTGGACTTAAGTTAGCTTTACAAGCAAAGAAAAAGTTAACTAAGAAAAACAAGAAAGTTCAAAAGCTAACAAGAAGTTTAGCTAGAGTCAAGAAAGAACTTGACCAAGAAGAGAAAGTTTTAACATCTAATGTTTTAACTGAGTCAGAAACTAAACAGTTACCTGACCCTATACAGAAACATATAGATGAAACAGGTTCTTACGTTGCTTTTATGCCCAACGAAGGACCTCAAACAGACTTCCTTGCTGCTGGTGAGAAAGATGTTCTTTACGGTGGAGCAGCAGGTGGTGGTAAAAGTTTTGCAATGTTAATAGACCCATTGCGATACTGCCACATAACAGAGCATAGAGCTTTGATACTTAGAAGGTCTATGCCAGAACTTAGAGAGATTATAGATAAATCTCGAGAGCTTTATCCTAGAGCCTTTAAAGGTGCTAAGTTTAAAGAAGTAGAAAAGTTATGGCAGTTCCCAAGTGGAGCAAAGATTGAGTTTGGTTTCTTGGAACGAGATGCAGATGTTTATCGTTACCAAGGACAAGCGTACAGTTGGATAGGGTTTGATGAGATAACTCATTTACCCACAGAGTTTGGATGGAACTATTTAGCTTCTCGTTTGAGAACTACCAATCCAGAACTTAAAACATATCTAAGATGTACAGCTAACCCCGGTGGTGTTGGTGCTGCTTGGGTTAAAAAGAGATACGTAGAACCTGCAACAGAAAATAAAAGTTTTATAGGTAAAGACGGTCTCACTAGAAAGTTTATACCAGCTAAGTTACAGGATAATCCATACTTAGCAGAAGACGGTGAATACGAAAGGATGCTACAGTCCTTACCAGCAGTTCAAAGAAAACAACTGCTAGAAGGTAACTGGGACATAAATGAAGGAGCAGCCTTTGCTGAGTTTGAACCTCCGATTCACGTCATACCGCCTTTCGAGTTACCGGGGTGGTGGGAAAGAGTCAAAGCAGTAGACTATGGTTATGCTGCGGAGAGTTGCTGTTTATGGGCTGCTATCGACCCTGAAGACAAGACCATCATTATATATAGAGAATTATACAAGAAAGGTCTAACAGGCGAAGCACTCGGAGACGCAATTACCGAAATGGAAGGTAATGAAATAAAATCCATTGCTGGTGTACTAGATACAGCAGCTTGGTCAAGGACTGGGTATACCGGTCCTACCATAGGTGAAATCTTAGTTAATAAAGGACATAAACTAAGACGAGCTGATAAAAATAGAGTAGCAGGTAAAGCTCAGATACATGAGCATTTACGAGTAAATAAAGGTACTGGAAGACCTAGATTGCAGATATTTAATACATGTCCCAATCTAATTAAAGAACTTCAAGGTTTACCATTATCTAAAAGTAATCCAGAAGATGTGGATACTCATGCTGCTGACCATGCTTACGATGCTCTAAGATATTTAGTTATGAGCAGACCAAGAATGGACCATCCTCATGATAGGATGTTAAGAATAAAAGAAGATTTATATAAACCTGCTGATACAGGATTTGGTTATTAATATGGTAGAAGACAATACATTCTTAAGAGCTAACGACATCTATGAAGAGGTTGAAGGAGAGTCTGGAGTACAGCTTACACTTGAAGAAGACCAACAAAGAAATATAATTGGAACTATTAAAGATAGATTTCAAATAGCTGAAGATGCTAGACAAACTGATGAGACTCGTTGGTTAAGAGCTTACGAAAATTATAGAGGTTTATATTCTAAAAATATTAAATTTAGAGAGTCTGAAAAGTCTCGAGTATTTGTAAAAGTTACTAAGACTAAAGTACTCGCAGCATTTGGACAACTTGTTGATGTTATCTTTGGCACAGGTAAATTTCCGATAGGAATTTCCGAAACTAAAATACCTGAAGGTGAAACAGATTACGCACATTTAGATACTTCAAATCCTACACCGGGATTAGAAACTACTGAAGCTGAAGTACCTGACAATATTGGAAATAGATTAGAAGATGAAATTAATCCATATGATGTTGGTTATGAAGGTGATGGTAAAACTTTAAAGCCCGGAGCTACTTACTACAATGGCTTATTTGAAGATAGTCTTGAAGACCAAGCAGAAGAACTAGGTATATTAAAAGATGGAGCTAGTCCTGACCCACAAGTTTTAGAATTAAGTCCTGCACAAAGAGCTGCAAGACGAATGGAAAAGCTTATTCATGACCAAATAGAAGAGTCTAATGGTAATGCTGAAATGAGAAATGCTCTTTTAGAATCTGCTTTACTTGGTACAGGGATTGTAAAAGGACCATTTAACTTTAACAAAAAACTTCACAAGTGGGATACAGATGAAGAAGGTAACAGAACCTATAACCCATTAGAA